ACACTGACCGCTTTTTTAATCTCAAATATTGATGATTCATTGCGCTCTACTTCTCTGAAGTAATAAGCGTTGTTCGGTAACCCAACGGCTAACATCACCGATTGCGCTCCTGCGATTAACATCTGGTATTGCATTTGGTAATGCCAAACCGCAGGAATGCGATCGTGCTTGAGTTCTAAAATAATCGTTTCTGATTCAGTAGATTTAATCTCCACAATCTCGCCACGCTCATTCATGCCATCGAGTGACGCAAACATGAAAGAATCATCTTTCGATTCAATCACAATCGGCTTAAAGCCTTTAAAGAACCTGGAACGCACCGATTCTTCAACCTCATGACCGCGCTTAAAAATTTGCGCCATGTAAGGCGACACTTCTTTAGACTCGCCCGTTAGCTTCTCGATCATCACGCTATCAAAGTCAGAATAAGCCCCAGTGCATCCAACCACTGACGGAATATCGCTCGCGCCTAACCGTGTAGACCGATACTTAAGCCACTCCTCGCTACCCTGAATTAAATCAATCACTTTATAAGTCTGTTCGTTATACCAATCCATTATCATTCCTCCAGTTTAGTTTTTTTATGTTTATGTATTTATCGCGCTCAATTGTGATTGAAGCAGGTACTCGCTGAACGCTTTCAAGTATCTGATCCTTTATTGATGAAACAACACGAACGCCTAGCATCCCAAGTCTAGTCACCATTTTTTTATAGGCCCACTCGTTATCCCAAACAAAATACTCGCTAATCGGTAAATCAAGAAAGCTTGTTGGGTGGTAATCAAGCCTTAGGCATACGTTGCCATTTTTTGATTTATGAATCTTCATTGTGATCTTTGAGATTTCTACATCCTCTAAAACTTTTTCCCTCAAAGCCGATCCATCCGCTGCCGATAGACTCAAATTTTTAAGCGGATCGCGATCAAAAAACTGATGCGAACACACGGGGCAATACTGCGTAGAAATTTTTGTATACTCGTGACAATTCGGGCAAAACTTCATCTCAACAGTTAACGCCTCACCCTTGCGTCTTTTTTTGCCGATCTTAACGTCATCGATTGGGCCGAGCTCTGCAATCACTTGACCGTAATCCAAAATCAGCGCGTTTTCTTTTCCATCAAAAGGTCTAAGCGCACGGCCTACCGTCTGGACGTAAAGCACTGGCGAACGTGTCGGACGCATCAGGACTACGCAATCAGTCTTGGGGTCGTCGAAGCCTTCAGAGAAGATCGAGACAAAAACCAAATGCCTAGTAACCTCGTCCTGATAAAACTTAATTGATGACTCTCTATGTTCACTCTTTGAATGCACAACCGACACACTCTCACCCATTGACCTAAGAACACTCCCAACCATTTTAGCATGGTTAATGCTGACGCACGCCCATACCGCAGAACGTCTACCGATCATTCGAGTTAGCGCATCCTCAACCTGCCTTGTCACAATCGCTAAATCACTCGCTAAATCATTCAACTCATCTTGCGCGTATTCGCCTCCCCTGATCGAGATGTTCTGAACTTCAAATTGAGATGACCCAGCTTTCATTGTTGGGGGAACAAGGTAGCCATCAGCAATTAGGTCGCGCATTTCTTTTTTATAGGTGATTTGTTTAAAAAGTTTATCTTCTCCGTAAATATACCCATCACTCCGAAACGGTGTCGCGGTAAAGCCGACTAACTTCATCTTCTCATGATTATTCAAATCAAAGAACGAAACGTAACGGCCCGACTCCTGATCTAAATTGTGAACCTCATCAATGATGATCATGTTCAAATCAATCTTAACTTCATGAACAGATTGAATCGTTGAAACGATGATCGATTCATCTAGTTCTTTTCTATTCAGACTGCCACAGTAAACACCAACAGAATCAAAAACTTTTTTAAATCTTCTCTCGGTCTGCTCAAGCAAGTTGATCTTTTGAACAAGCACCATCACTTTTAAGTCTGGTTTTTTCTCAATCGACTTTTGAATCAGCGCAATTGTGCATTCTGTCTTTCCTGCCCCAGTTGGCAAAACAGAAAGCACGGAGCTGGACTCAAAGAGCCCAGCCCACATTGCCTTAACGCAATCAATTTGATAATCTCTTAATATCATTTTTTTCTTTCTTAATTTCTTTGTGTCTTTCAATGTGATGTATCTGGCAATACCAAATAACGTCTAGTGGTTTTGAATAATCCTCATGATGGGCTAGTGATTTTTTTGATTTGCAAACAATGCATGTTTTTTTCTTTAATTTTCCAGCCCTAATTGCTCGATTAACAATTGAATGTGCTTTATATTTTTCTGGATTTTTTTTCCTATAGATTTTGCAATTTATATTTGAAAGTTTAAGCCTTTTTTTTGTTTTTGATCTTTTAAAATCATATTCTCTTATTTTTTCTATGTTTAAAGTGCGGTGTAATAAAGCATCTCTTTTCGTGCAATCAATGCATTTATTTAGATGTCCATCGCCCATTTTGGCATGACGATAAAATTCTTTTATTTTTTTATTAACACCGCACTTAAAACACTTTTTCATTTTTTTACCTTAAAATGGAACATTTTCTTCGTTTGCGGTTTCTTTCATCTCTTCAGTCATTGCTTTAAAATAGCTGATCACTGATTGCTCGCCGTAGTTCGGATCGTTCTTGATCTTAACAACCGCAGTCGCCTTCTTTCCGCAAAGGTCAGTAACAGACTTTAGCGCAAAGTTCGTGAACCCTGCACAACTCATGAATGACTTAAGCTGGCCCATACCAATCTCTACAGCCTTCGGGTTATCGTTTTTAATGTTAAAGCTGTGAAAGATAAACTTTCCAGCGTGTTCGCCATCTAAAACTTTAAACCTAATCTTGATCATCTCTCCGCCTGATCTTGTTTCTTTTACCTCAGCTTCAAATGCGGAAACATTGTATTTTCCTGCTGGTACTCCAAGGTTAGGTTTCTTTTCTTCAACTCCAGTTAAGTCTAAAAACATACTCATGATTTATTTTCCTTCTTTTCTTGTTTTGATTCTAATTCGTTCAGGCTATTTATTAGGCTATCGGCCCAAAACACAGCACTATCAGTTAGTTCGCATCCTGTAAGACCTTCATCGTTTGACAAAAGAAGCCCCTGAAGGGCTACTCCTGCAAAATAATCGCGCCTTGTTATCATTTCTTTTCCTCTTTCTTTTCTTCTTTTTTCGTTTCTGTTTTCTGTTTTATTTTAGCGACAATTAAAGAAAGATCAGCAGGTTCAACTTTATCAAGCGCGCCTGATCGATCCTTAGCTACAAGCTTGTCACTTTTGCTCGTAACCAAAACCCTTTTTTCAATTCCTTGCTCATCTTTGTTAACGTGCAAGAAATAAACTTCATCAAAGAATCCTGCCAGTGAGTGACTTAGTTTTCCAACCACTGAGGGAAGCGTAAACCGTTGGCCCGTTTCATCCTTCTCCACTTCAGATAGCGCGGTAAAAACGACGTTAAACTTTGGTAGATCGCGGAATCCCTTAATCAACCCTCGAAGTCGTTTCGAGTTTTCACCGTAAAGCACCAAGGAATCTTTTCTTTCGGGAAACTCTACGCCTAACTGCTCAACTAAGTTTTGACTAATCTCAGTCAATGAATCGATGAAAATCCATTTATATTTTTCAGCGTCTTTTGTTTGTAGAAACTGATACGCCTCGCCGAGTCTCGTGATCCGCTTTTCTTTCGGAATCACTTTACCCTCGTTATCAGTCGATATGTCGATCACATCTATCGACTCACCGCGAAGCGGAAGCAACCCTGCTTCTGCGCTGATCACAAGTGTCGGTTCTTTGATCGTCTTTGCTAATGTTGTTTTCCCTGAACCTGGTTCACCATAAACCAGAATCTTCAGCGCATTCACGCCGATGTCTTTCGTGTTCGTTATCTTCATTTATTCTATTCTCCAGTTTGTTTAAATCATCAGACCTTCTGACGACTGGAAATAAAAGTAATCTAGTGCGTTGATTTCTGTCAATTCTTTTTTTACTGTTTAAAACAACTGGAGACTTTGAAAGCAAAAACATCAATATAGAGGACGCATCATGTTCAGAAAAATATATGAAAATGGTTATTCAGTTTTACCCATCAACCCCAACGGAAAAAATCCAATCATCCAAGAGTGGCAAAAGTATTGCCGAGAAATGCCAAGCGATCAGCTTGTAGATAAATGGGATACACAAAAACTTAATATCGGTGTAGCCTGTGGGCCAGCGTCAAACCTCATCGTGATTGACATCGACACCGATGACGCTGACATTTTGAATTTGCTTCCTCCTTCACCTGTAAGGAGACGAGGTAAAAAAGGGGAGGCTCGCTTCTTTCGCGTTCCCTCTAAAGTCTCCAGCTTAAGAGATATCGAATCTCGCAGCTTCCCCTTCCTTGCCGATATCCTAGCCGATGGCAGACAATGTTTAATCCCTCATTCAATTCACCCCGAAACAAAAAAGCCTTATTTTTGGCTTACTCCTGACACTTTAGAGAACATGAAGGCCGAAGACCTTCCTGAATTTGATCCGAGTGTCATTCCTGTTTTAGAAAGATTGTCTCAAAAACTATTCAAATCAACAGACGCTTCCGCATCAGGTCGAAACAACAAACTAAAGAGCATTGTTACAGCGATGCGTGCTAGAGGTGAGGACGAGCTTAAGATTGTTGATGAAATTTATGCTTGGGATAAAATCCATCACTCGCCGCGCCTTTTTACTGATGCAAAAGAAAGTTATAAAGCTGAAAATGAAGAAGACGCTAAAATTAATGCTTGGAAGTTTGTTTCAAAAGTCACTATTTCATTAATCACATCAGGGGTCGCAAAGCTTACCGAGAATCAAACAATAGAAATATCTGAAGATCAAATTGAAATCGCTAAAAAGGAATGCTTTAAGTTTATTCCTTACCCTAAACCAAGGGGCGCAATGCTTGACTTCTATGAACTTTGCGAATTAAAAAGCGCAGGGAATCAAGATGCAATCGGGCTTGGTGGGGCTATCGCTTTAATGTCGGTACTTGCTTCAAATAAGTTTGTCACTGAGTGTCGTGGGCTTACCACTTGCCCAAATAATTACATCATAAACCTTGCTTATTCATCGTTCGGAAAAGAACTATCTCAAAGCATCATAAACGATCTGCTTGCTGACTCAGGGTTACTCGGTTCAGGAAACTACAAGTCAGATGTTTCGTTCATTATGAACCTACCTAATCAGCAAGAGCGGTTAGATGTGATCGATGAGTGTTCAACCCTGCTTAAAGCGATGGGGTCAAAAGAGGGATACGCATCAAACATCGTCGAGTTAATGAGTGAACTATATACCAAGGGGTCAACTCGGTATCACGGTCAAACAACTTTAAATCACGGCCAGTCGTTCGGGGCTTGCTATAACCCTCAAGTCTCTTTCCTTGGATCAACAACCCCAAAGGGATTTAGAACATCGGTCACCAAAGAAGTTGCCGCCAAAGGATTCCTTCCTCGAATGCTGATCTTTTTCCAGAATGAGGTCGGTGAATACCGAGGAAGGAAGAAAAGAGTCTCAGGGGAGAAGCAACAAAAAGCGTTGGAAGCATTTGTTTCTAAAATGGTTAAAACTGAAAAGATTGTTCATCCTGACTTTAATCCTGAACAAAATATTCTGGCTAAGATTAAAAACGAAAAAGGTGAAGATGTATCTCTCGGCATTAGGTATCAACCAAGAATCGTTAAGATGACCGATGAGGCACATGAATACTGGATTGATTTAGAGGAGAAATACCACAACCAAAAACGTATAGACCCAGACGGATTCGAGAGCGCGTTTATAGGGCGATTTGCGGAGATTACAGCAAAGCTTGCCTTACTAGACGCATTGTCGCTTGGACGCTCTAGAATCGACGTTGACAGCGTTATATGGGGTAATGAGGTGGTGACTACTTGCTGGCACAACTCAAAGCCACTCTACGAGCTCGCGCATGCTGAAAATTGGGTCGAGTCTAACGTCATTAGAGTTTTATCGTTTATCAAAGCGAGCCCAAATGGCACCGTTGATCGAACTAAGTTGATCAGTCAAAATCGTTGGATCAAATCAAGGGAGCTAGACGAGGTTATTAACTCACTTGAGGAGTCAGGTAAAATCGTTAAGGTTAATGCTAACCAAGGAAAGTCAACTAAGCCTAAGATCGTTTATATGGCTTCTAAATAGTTAAGAACTGTTAATATTGGTAAGTTGCATACAAAATTCTAACGCTCAACTATTTTATCTTATTGTTTTTATTAATGTTTTAGAAAGTTGTAAAAGTTGTAAGTTGTAGGCATATACCCTGTATATGTTTATGGGGGTGGGCTTATATTAAAATAATCTGATAAGAATACTTTAGTCAATTATTATAAGGGTATATCTATACAACAATACAACTTACAACAATAATACAATATATAATAATAATAATAACTTATAATAGTTGACCATTAGAATTTTGTAACAAGGATGTCAGAAATTGACTTTTTTTGAATAAAATACTACCTTTTTTCAATGACAAAAGAACAAGCACTTGACCAATTAAATTCGATTTTCTCAGACGTAAGCCGTACCATCTACGAGGAATGGGACATGCAAGAAATGATGGCAAACGAAACACTCTCAAAAATATCATCAGTCATTGATTACATTAAAAGCCTAGAATGATACGATCACCTCAATGCTGGTGACTTTCACAATCCCTTACCCTCCCTCAGTCAATCACCTCTACGGACGCACTCGCTTTGGCTCTAGCTACATCAAGCCAGAGGGGAAACAATTCTACGCACTGACCGCAATGCTGATCTCTAAACATGCTGGCGCATTCCCCTCTCAGAGGCTCTCTGTGGCGATTAAGATGCTTCCCCCTGATAAGCGGAAGCGCGATTTAGATAACGTCTTAAAAGCGATTCTAGACAGTGTGACGAAGGCAGGGGTCTGGAATGATGATAGCCAGATCGATAGGCTCCTGATCGAACGGGCCAACGTCATCAAAAATGGGTCAGTCACTATGACAATTGAGGCTCTATGATTCACAAATACTATACCGAGAAACAAGCGTTATGCGGTGCGCCCCACTACTCAAGCTATGTCATCTTCAACTGGAAGGCCGTCACTTGCCCTGATTGCCTAGCCATGAAAGAAATTGTTGAAAGAAATTCAGATTAACCCTTAAACTACAAATGTCGTTCTTTCGCGTTAGTTGGCCCGATCATCTGTGGTCGTTTTCTTACTCCATACACAGATGGTCGGGTTTTTTCTATAAGTAACCGACTAAATCTGGTAACTACTTATATTATTATGTAAACTTTTTTAAGTATTATGTAAACTTTTGGTCATCTTACGCTTGTAAAATCAATCTAAAATAGTTATCCAAGTTAAATGATGAACTTTACCCGTTTAGTGATGGGGGCAATTAAGTTTAGAAGAATCATCAAAGCGTTGATACAACTTCTACTCATCGCCCCAGAGAATCGTGCTAAAACTCTTCTGGTTTCCTTTGAAAGTGAGATAAAACACTTTGGCAAGGGGAAATAAAAAGAAGGTTCACGATTACTCGCATCTTGATCTTGAACCTGGAAAATATTCACCCGATTTAATTCCTAAACTCAAAGAACACTTTGAGAACGGTTACTCATTCCGATCATTTGCCGCCGTGGCAAAGATTCCTTTCAGCACTCTATTCCGCTGGATCAATCAATACCCTGAGTTTGCTAACGCTAAGAAAATGTACGAGCCACTCGGACTCGCTTGGCTTGAAACTATGGGGAAACAAGCTTTAATGCTCCCAGACGGTGTGAAATTCTCATCAGCCGTGTGGTTCTTCATGATGCAAAACCGCTACCATGAGGTCGATATATCAAAGCTTGATCAAGATAAAGTCGTTAATCCTGCAAGGCTTAGCAAAGAAGAACTTCAGCAGATCATCGATGCTGCTGAAGAATCTTTAGAACAGTTAAAGTCTATGAACGCTGAAAAACACGAGCTCATCGAAACTGAGGCTAAACAAATTGAAGACAAATCTTCCAGTAATAACTAGACTCGCTCAACCTGATGACTTAGGACACGTCATCGTGACGTGGTGCAAGTCTTATCATCAGTCAGACTTCGCTCGCTCCATTAAGTTCAATACCTACATGGATCACCAAAAGCATCTAGCTCAAGACATTGTTGACTCATGCCCCGTGCTAATCACTGCACTTGAAGACGATCCCTCAGTCATCATCGGGTACACAGTCTTTGAACCATTCAACAATGACACGATCATTCATTACATTCACGTCAAACCAAAGTTCAGAAACTTTGGGATCGCAACCCTCATGATCAAAGAGATCGCAAAAGGTAAACTCTTTATCACTCACAAAACTAAACACTTTAAGTTATTTAAAGAACTCAAAGCCGAGTACAACCCGTATCTATTTTTCGAAAGGGATCACGCATGAAAATATTAGAACTTAAACTTAAATCAGCCGTACGAGTAGGTGTTGTTACTGACCGATTAGTGATCGGTGGGTCAACCATCCCAGGTCTAAAGATCGAGCTTAATCAAATAGGATTTAAAGTAGATGCCGATTGCTTAAAGGATCGGTCAATCGTTATCCCGATGACTGGCGTTGAGTGCGTATACATCGAGAATGAATCGGTGCAAGAGGAGCTCGTAATCGTAAAGCCTAAGCCTGAACCAAAGCCAGAATCAGAGCCAGAAGTTAAGCCTGAACCTAAGAAAAAGGGGAAGCGCAATTCATAACATCGTAGCCACCACTCTGCTGTACAAACTCGCAAGCGCACAAGCCGTTAAGACTGACCCCAACTGGCTAGTGCCTCAAGAGTATCCCGATCAGGCGAAATTCATCTTGGATGACGCTAAAGACATTGCTGTGCTTGGAACCAGACGATCAGGAAAGACTCACGGTATGGGTACACGCCTATTCAGAGCCGCTCGCAAACATAAGCGGTCTATAGCCCTATACATCGCTCTTACCCGTGATTCAGCTAAATCAATCATGTGGCCCGTACTCCAAGAGTTGAACGATAAGCATAATATCGGTGCGACCATGAAAGAGGCCGATCTTACCGCGCATCTTCCTAACGGATCGATCATTAAGCTTGTCGGAGCTGATATGAAAAACTTCATGCAAAGGCTACGAGGTGCCAAGTATTCAGAGGTGTGTATCGATGAACTTCAATCATTCAGAAGACACGTTGAAGAAATGATTGACGAGATTCTTAAACCTGCGCTACTCGATTACGATGGATCGCTTACCGTGTGCGGAACCCCAGGCCCGATCATGGATGGATACTTCTACAATATCACCGAGCTTAATCACGCTGGTTACTCCCAACACAGACTCTCAATGCTTAGAAACCCATTTCTTCCTAACGCGAAGGACTGGTTAGAAAAGCACATTAAAAAAATGAATTGGGATGATCAGCACCCAACACTACTAAGAGAGTACATGGGAAGATGGGTCACCGATGCCTCATCCCTCGTCTATCAATTCAACCGTCAACGAAACGCCGATACCTACCGAGATAACGTCGATAAACCCATCTACATCATGGGCCTTGACCTTGGCTTCAACGATAAGTGCGCCATCTCTGTCATTGCGTACTCTGAAACGCAAAAGACCGCATGGATTGTATACAGTGACGGCTATTCAGGCATGGACGTGACAGAGATTGCTGAGTTTTGTAAAAGGATCATTGATCGTTATCGGCCAGTAGTGGTCGAGTGCGATACAGGTGGTCTCGGTAAAACAATTGCAACCGAGCTGATCATCAGGCATGGGCTACCGATTAGAGCCGCCGAGAAAGTCGATAAACAATCTTGGATCGCGCTACTAAACGACGACTTTAGAAACCAAAGACTGATGGTGTCAGACACATGTGACAAGCTGATCGATCAGTATCTAACCCTAACCAAAGACGACAAGGGGCTTGAAGACCCTAGACTATCAAACGATCTAGCCGATTCCGTACTATACGCATATCGGCGTGTGTTCTCGTTTATGTCTAAACCTCTACCTGAAAGGATCGAGCATGGAAGTGAAAAGTGGGCCAAAGAAGAAGAACGCAAGATCATCGAGCAAGAAGAAGAAATCGCAAGACGTAGAACAGAGGAAGAACAATATAATAACTTCTGAACTGATCGACTACGCTTGCAAGGTTCTGATAAACGCTGGCATGGTCGGATACTCTTTTGAAAATTACTTAATTACGGTACAACTAATGCAAAGCAATGATATTTTAACAGATGAAGATTATACTCTTTGGAGCGCGTAAATATGATTAAAGAATACTGGTGGGAATTAAAGGGTGAAGAAAGAGCGCAAGAAATTGCTGGCATCGTTTCACAAATTGATACCGAACAATCTTACAAGAAAGACGCGAACCTTAAGCACATGCGGATGTACGCTAACATTCCGATCTTAGGGTTAAATACTACCAACTACGCTCGTGTTTCAAACGCAGCACTTCCATCCGAGCGGTACACGTTTAACGTAGTCAGATCAACCGTTGACACCCTCGTTAATAAGATCGCAAAGAATAAGATCAAGGTATCATTCCTTACCGATGGCGGTGAATCTTCAGCCCAAAAGAAGGCTAAGAACCTAACCAAGTACGGGCTTGGGATGATGACTAGAACTAAGGCCCGTGATCATCTAACCGAAGCGTTTCGAGATGCCTTGGTCTTTGGTAACGGATTCTTAAAGGTTTTTGAGAAAGATGACAAAGTACATTGTGAACGAGTGTTTCCTGACTACGTTAAGTGGGATGATAGGGACGCAGAGAACGGTCACCCTACCTCTATGTTTGAGGTGAGAATATTTAAGCGTGACGTTGCAAAGCGCATGTTTCCTAAACACGCAGACGCAATCGATGCCGCCCCTTCAGCTTTTGATCGGTCTAATAACTACTCCATGGCCCTAGCCGATTCGATCTACA